GCCTCCCCTCCTGCAGCGGCGCTGTTACCAACCATCTTTGTTTTAGCCACATTGCCTAATGCACGTAAGGTAGCGCCACTTCCCCCGCTACTCCCACTATCTTCCAGAGTAGAAATAACTCTTGTACCAGCGGTAGTTTGTCCAGAGGATGCTTTTGACCCGCTCATTGCGCTTAGAAGGTCAGCCTTTAGCTGCTTGCCTATGCGCGCAAACGTTGTCTCAATTTCTTTAATTATTGGTTTAATAGCCGAGTGCGCCCTACGTATAGTGGCGTCAACGTCGTTTCCAGAGGTTCCACGAAGGGGACCCATTGCTGGGTCTATCCCTGTTTCACTAAGCGGATCCATTGGTCCTGCCATTTAAACCTCCGTTATTGATTACGCCATTTTGCCATGCGGAACCAGAAGTCCCGTTGGCGTACGGTCATAGACCGTAGGTCCGTCATATTGAACCCTTTGTAAACAGAGGCTATTATTTCGTATTCCCAGTACGTATATTTTAGCTCAACTAAGTAGAAGGGAGATCCAGTCGATCGCTATGGTCATTTCTTCACCACAGTGAGCGCACGGGACATTCACCGCCTCAATGCTTGGGCCAGCCTTGACATCAAGGAGGGCTTTTACCATCTTGTTACGATCCCCTACATTAAGAGACTTTGCCCAGACCTCTAGATCAGATGGCTGTTCTCCATCGGGCCAAACTGTACACCTAGCTAACATTAGTGTATTTTGTGCTGATATTGTCTTAGCCGTTTTTCCAACGTAAGTGGTGTCGCTTACAGTTGGAACCCTTAGCTTAGCTTCCTTACCATTTCGTAGTTTAACTATTAGCGGTTGCTGAAGATTTAAGTTGGGCTCCTGGATCTTGAAGTCTTCCTCAAGGTCCATTACCACATCATTATCTTTTGAGCAACTGGAGCAAGTAGCCTGAAACTCTTTGGTTTTACCATACGTAGCTTTGATTACACCTAGGAAAAGGATATCCCTATCACCAAGAGATAAGTTATCAATAAGCTTAGGGTTAGCTTGGGTATTCAGTGACCCAATACTCATTACTGCTCTCTTTAGTAGAGCCGCCATATAATCTGAATAACTTACATTACCCTTGGCGTCAATACCAGCCAGGTATTCTTCGTCAGCGCCGGTCATCTCTCTGACCTCGGCGTCAGTCTGCCAAATCCCACTAACTGGGTCTATGAGACCCCGCTGTAGTTTAACTGACAAACTTTCTGAGTCTCTAAGCTCCGGTAACGGTTCACGAAGGGCCTCATTAATAGCGCTTGCATCAGACTGTGTGCTCAAATTATTCTCCTATAAAATTTACTTGTTTAAGTAAAATACTACATCAATATTACGACAGCGCACGAATGGTGGCAAGATCCTCAGCGTTCCAACCAACCACAAAGCCTTCGTGGTGAACGGTTAGCTGTTGAACTATGATGCCGCTATCTCCAGCGTTAAGATCGCTAAGCGAATAAGCACCTGGCCAGCAGTTGAACAACTTGAACCCAAAACGGGCTGCTCCAAGATCAATGTTGTTACTGTCTGTTGATTCTGGGTTTAGGTATGAACCAGTGGAAACTGGGTGGTCAAATACCTGTACAAAAATGTCACAGCGGTAACGATTGTCAAGACTTGTTGACCCTCCAGTGGCCTGGTTCCAAGAGTGTAGGAACTGTTGCCACTTATACATCTGTGCCTGGTTTTCAAATACACCACGGCTGAACGTAACCGGAGCAAAGTCAGATTGTCCTACAAATTTATGAGGATGGGTGTTCATCCCACCCTCACGGTAGCCCACCATCTCGTTCTGTACAGATAGACCAGACATGGCAGCAAACCCAATTCGTGCAAGACCTTCTGCTGAAGAGTCCAAGGCACCGACAGGGTTAATTGTCACCTGGAATTTAAAGTTGCGAATCGGATCGCTTTTAGCTGAACGTGCCATTTATTACTCCTCAGAGGTTAGAAGCGGTGTTCGAACCACCGGTCCACTGGCTGATATTAATTACAACGAATTCGGCTGGGTATTGAAGGGCTACACCAACCTCTACGTGGACTTCCCCATTGTTAATGCTGTTAACCGTGTTGTTTGATTCATCACAGATCACGTAAAAAGCCTCTGACGAATTCGTACCCTTGAGACCACCAGCACGCCAGAAATCACCAAGGAATGCTGACACCGTCATGCTCAAACGAGTCCACAAGCGGGAGTCGTTGGGCTCAAATACCGCAAAGGCTGTCGAATCCTTAAGGGATTGCTTAAGGTAGTTAAGCGAACGACGGATTGGGATGTACTTACCAGGGCTAAGTTTATCAAGAGTTCTGGCGCCATTAATGAATATACCAGCACCAGGCACTGCCTTAAACATGTTTATACCGTAAGTATCATACAGAGTTGCCGTGTCTGATTCAGTAAACGACCCCACTAGCCCAAGTGCGTTGCGGATATCAAGTGAGTAACCCGCTGGAGCCTTAGCTACTGTGCGAGATACTTCTGAGCGGACATAGGCACCAGCAACTGCTCCGCCTGGGTACGTGTTACGGATTGAGGCTGGCCCAGACTTTGTCGGATCCGACATCTTCAACATTGGGTAGTACACTGCCGCGTAGGACGAAGTGGAGTAGGAACTTACAGTCCCGGCACCAATAGTTGCAACGTCAGTGTATGGGGTTGGGTCAATTATGACAAACGAGTTTCCGCGTGCCTCAGCTTTTGCAATTGTGGCGTTAACTATAACGCTGTTTGTTTGCCCTGGAACGTTAATCAATAGGTTGTTTTCTACAAGGTCAAGGGCGCTTAGAGCAGCAACGTAATCTGAGTTTTCTAATGGATCACCATCTGACCCGGCGGTTAGCCCCACTGAGTTGGTGTAAAACTCCCAATCACCACTTGCAGAAACTGACCCCGGAACGTTAACTCGAACGTACTTTGAGTACGTGTTTACAACAGTTTCGACGTAGCGGTTATTAGAGACATCAACTGATACCTCACCCCACCGTTCAACCTCTGACCCATTTAGGTAGACAAAAAGGTTGAATGTTGGGGTAACCGACGAAGTCGGGCTTACCACTCCTGCGGTAACCTTTACCGATAGGGAGTTGCCCCACGCCCCTGGACTTGCTGAGGTTACCTCTAGGAGCCCGGAGGAGGCGTTGCCTGAACCACTTGGGTAGTACGGAACTGAAGCACCAGAGTTCTCGGCGTATTCACCAGCTCCGGTTGATTTAACAACTCGAACAATGTATGCGTCTCTACCACCATTAGCAAAATAGTGGTACAACGAATAACCCATTTCATGATCAACAGATACATCTCCATATAGGGACTTATACATTGACCATGAATTGATTAGGGTTGCTTCAACAGGTCCCCGCGAGGAACTACCAATAAATGTTGCAACTGACTGGGCATTATTGGCTCGCTGAACGTTTGTAGCGAGAGGTGACTCGCTTACATATACACCTGGGTTTGAGTATGTGGGCATTTAAAATTCCTCCGAGAACGGGGTAGTGAATACAGAAGGTGACTCGTTATCCGCATTTGTAATATTACCAACAACTGATGTAGCTTGCTTAACACCTACCAGATCGGACGCTGGTAGTTCTGCTGACATATGTATTGTATACACTTTTCTGAATATCCTCTTTCGATACCCAGCCTCTCCATCTAGTAAGTCGCTGTTCCCCCAGGACATTAGATCAAACCTTCTTATGGTTCCATCCTCGGGAATCTCAATAAAGCCACGCCTAAACGGAGCAACCCTACGTAGAATTTTGCCAGTTAGCTGTCTATCATGTAGCGCGCTTCGAGCGTAGGTCGTTACTTGATAGATCAAAGTTATGGGTACAAAAGAATCGGTTCTTAGATATATAGCGCCGCTGGCGTCTAGTTCGTCTTCCATTCCAGAAGCGTCTAATTCTGAGGGGTAGTAATCAATATACGTTGCTGACCCCATTGAAGCCCCTGATGCCCCTGTGGCAAAGTAATAGCTTTGCTCGGAATGCTGCAACTGTCTATTGTGCACAAGGCCAACGTTTTCAATTGTAATAAATGGGTATTCCTTTTCCTTCTCACCTTCTGGGTAGCGGAAGAATACCTTAGCTACGCGCTGCGCGTTCTTATCGTCTGACACCGCAATGTTGGCAAATCGTGCTTTAATAGCAGCGTCCTCTGCCAGCAGGAATCCCGGATTACTCACAGTGGTGTTTTCCTAGTGTCAAATATATACTCTTGACGAAGTTCCTCTTCCATAACCCTAATGACGGATCTTGGAGGAGTAGACGTACTCCCATACTCCAACATCTCTACCATCTGGGTGTCCTCGTCAGATCCAGTAAACATTACCTTTATGGATTCATCGTCGTTTATTTGAACCGCCAGATTTCTCGCATAGTTATCCCATTCAGGAAACTTAGAAGCGTACTCTTTAACCCTAGTAGAGTACTTTTTAATAATAGTTTCTCTGGTGTGCGGAGTAACTGCGGCCTTCTTTATTACTTCAGAGATACCAGAAGCCCGGAGGAAGCAGTCTGCCAATATAGAACTTGGAGATGTACTAAATAAGGAGTTGGCCTTTAGCATGGCTCTGCTCTCCAAGTTCTAGGCGATGTGCGCTTAACGCACGTTAAGCTTATATAAGTTTAGCCCAAACTTGGTAGTGATGCAGGCCATGGGAGGTTCTGTATTGCAAACGCTTCTGGTCCTGGATCGTTGATAAATTCCTGATCTGGAAACACTTCCTGTGCGGAGATTAGGATAAAGATATCGTCCTTTAGACGACCGCGAACCCTGTAGTTATATACAGAGTAGTACCTACCGTCATAAACATAGATATCGTTTAATCGCTGTTTATACTCATACGGCGTCGAGATACCGGCGTCTCTCATGTCTTTTACAGACACAAAGATATCCATGGTTTGAACTGGCTGGCGACCTTCTGGGATAGACCTCTTTTGGTCTTCATTCTCAGAACCAAGGAGGATGGGGACTATTACCCCTGTCTTATAGGACCTACCCCCAACACCAGGCACACCCTCATCGTATACATCATCGTAAATACTGTTTACTGAGGCGGTCCCAAGAGGGTTGAACTCGTACCACATAACAGTTTCCCCAGCAACGTAGTGGTGCCGACGAAAGTGTTTATTGATTAAATCAAGCTCTCTGCGTACGTCCATTAGTAATAGGCGTTAGTGGTCTGCCCGGACCTTGGAGTAGTGTCAACAAAAACATCTGAACGAAGGTCGTCTTCCTGTACCTCTCGATCGATAACCCCAGTATCGATATCTGGCCACAGGCGCTCCATAGGCGAATAGTCCCCAAATTCCTTTGGCTTGTATAGCGGGATAAGCCTATTAGTAGTCCTGGATACTCTACGCAGGCTGAACACCTCAATGCGATCAATACCTATGTTGAGAGCGGTAGCGTGGCGCCTATACTCAGCTTCCCACTGGGCTAGTAGTCCTTGTACCATTCTGAATCTCTGGCTGGCAGGGATATGGACAGACTCAGAAGTAATCACATCAATGTCACGACTGAACTCAGTCATCAAAGCCCACAGACATTCAGTAATAGCAGCGATGCCTATTGCGTTGATAAGGACATCAGACATTTCTTCAATTCCGATACCAAGTCCCCTGATGTGCTTTTCAATAGCCCTGTTGGTGTAGAACGTAAGATCAGTTGGGGTGACCCACTCATAGTAATAGCCTTCTATTAGGATCTTTGAACCAGAAGAAGGTAGCGAAGCTAAACGAAGAATTCCATTTCGCTCATCTAGTGAGTAATCAACTGGAGTTAGTTCAGTTGTTGTACCGTTAGAAGTGTACGTCGCAATCCATAGACTGTCTGTGTCTATGTTGGTGTGGCCCAGCTCATAGGTGCGGCCAGCAACGTCAAAAGTTACCTGGAAAAATCTTGGGAAGTCTCGTAGGTATGTACGAGCTATCGTGCTGATATCAGATACTGTTGCCACGGATCTATTCTACTACGAGTTAGGTAGAGTATTTTGTCGTGGTTGGTTAAGACCTGGTTGTGTTTCCCGATGTCGTGTGACTGTTATAGACCGCTTTAGTATAAGGGTTAGTGCTCCGAGTCCTGTTGGCTTCGGAAGTTTGTTCATGCGCACCTAATGTAGTACTTAACGTACATCGTACGTGGTTGGATGCTTATAGGGGTTGTTGATGCTTGACCCGTATCTCCAGATACCAGTCCAGTTGATATCGGAATGCTGACGGTATGGCTGTGTGTCTTTGGATCAGACTTTGAGGTGCTTTGCGTTTTTGATATTGGTAGGCCAGCTGGGTTAGTGGCGCTAACCGCAAACCCCAAATCAATTGAGTACCCATCAGCAAACCCTGGTGGGTTAGCGTTCGTGCCTCCCCAACCAGTGTTGTCTCTGGGAGCAACATAGGTTGCTGATTGTGACGAATCTGGGGCAGTGACTAGTTGTGCACTAGACGTTCCAGACGAGTGTGTGTGCTCACCGTCGTTCCCTGTTGTCGTCTGTGCGTGCGCGTGGTTGATGGTGTGGTTGTGCTGCGGGAGATTACTGGTGGTCAGACTTACCTGGTTACCCAGGTTACCAACAGCAGAATTAAAGGTACCACCTGATGGTGGCATCCCCGCTAAATACATGCCACTGAAATTCGGCAAATTAAACGTTGTAGAACCATCGCCAGATCCATAGGTAATATCAAGAACTGAAAATAATCCACTATAAAGACTGCGTGATACTGGGATACCATTACATTCAAGCCATACAGCCCCATTGGGTGCGGTTGGTGCAACCCAAGTAATAACAGTTCCAATCGGAACCCCTGGGTCAACACTAGAATCACCAAACTGGATCCACGTAGATGCACTCTGCTTTACGTAAACTCCTGATCCACCAGATGCTACTGCGCCAGTCTTAAGGTATAGATCACCAATTGAACCCTGGGTTGAAAGAGGCGCCTCAGTTCCACGGAACACAATGGGCGACTGCACCATTTTGCGCTTATCCATGATGTAGGAGCTAACAACGTTGGTGCTCCCATATCTGTAGATGGCAGCCAGCACAACATCTGTTTCAGGGTTTACATAGCTAAGTACGTTAGCCCCAGCAGTTGTAACCATCGTGCTCTTAGATTTTGGAAACGATGGATTAGTGCTCGACTCAGTTCCATAAAGCGCAACTGGTTGAACAGTTGAGCCAGATAACCTGGCAACTACTAGATCAAACCTAACAGTGGTTGGTGGAGCTGGTAGTACTAGGAACGAGTTTGCAGCTACCGAATAGCGTAGCCCGTTTATTACAACGGCTCCCTCACTTACTGAGACAGACCCACCCTGGACAGTAGTAGGGGTTACTTCGCACCCACTAACTACTCCGCTATTACCGTTTCCAAGGATTTCAAAATCAATAGAATCCGGCTCAGCCTGATCTAGAGATACATACTTATATCCAGAAGTAGTATCTACTGCGTTGGGGATTATGAAGGCCATTGGCTACCTCAGAGGGTGTCGTAGATGTTCCCACTTGAACGCAAGTAGGCAAAAAGATCCTTAGGAAGTTTGTAACGCTTACCATCTACAAATTCAAACTTTGACTTACCCCAGAACATTGTCCAGGTACCCTTAACTCGGGCGTTAACTAGGTTTGAGTCGGGGGCAGTTGCGATTACTGGTTCTTCACCGTAAACAACTACATCGTCGTCCTCTACTGCGTTGGCAAATTCGGGGTTTGTTTTACGTGACATCTTTAGCTCCTATTGAGTCCTATAAATGAAGATGGTGGGGGCGGTTTCCCACCCCCACCATACTACATCATCCAGCCTCAGTGGCTCAGGAAATGGCACCACCAAGGGTGTTGAGGATGACTCGGGACTCGTGAGTGATCACGCCGAAGCCCCAGATGGCGTACCATGCGAGGCCGTGCTCACGACCGAAGTCGATGACGCCACCGTCACGGAGCTCAACAGGCAGAGCAATTGCATGACCGAAGGCGTTGTCACCGATCATGATTGCGTTGTAAGCATCGGCGTTCTCCTGGTAACCAGAGCTTCCGCTGGTGTCGAGGGTTGAACCGAGGCCGTACAGAGGTGCGGTTGAAGCGGTTGCATCAAGGCCCTTCTTAACCTGGGTGGTTTCGATGAACACCACGTCGTAGAGACGACCGATTTCACCAAGCATGAAGTTGCCGGGGGCAGCGTACTTGGTGACTTCGATGAACTCTGGCCAGTCGCGGAGCGAGCGGGCCTGTGATGGGTGAACGAAGCACACGTAGGTGTCGCCAAGACGTGGGATGTTCTGGCCAGCGAGGACCTCAACGGCATCCTTGATGGATGCTGGGCTGAGATAACCGGGGGCGCTTGCAGTGCCGAGGGTACCAGCGTCATAGGGGCTGATAGCACCGCGTGTCGATGCAGCGGTACGACCGAACACGACGCTAGGAGCAACAGCCGATCCGCCACCGAAAGGTACACCGTTGGCGTAGAGGGTGTTACGAGCCTGAATGTCCATGCTCTGGGCCATGTGACGACCAAGCAACCGCGAAGCGGAGGCCATAACGTCATCGAAGGCTGCGTTGAGAAGCAATTCGGTGACGGCGACAGCCTGACCGTGTTCGGTTACGGTGATCTGAATCTGGCTTGCTGACAGGGCCACTGGCTCCATACGTACACCTTCAGTCAGGGTTGCACCTGCTGATTCGTCAACCGAGAGGTTGTTGTAACGCATGAAGTTGATGGTGAGACCTGGCATGACGCCAAGCTCGGTCTTCTTTACAGCAAACTGCTCGAACCGAAGTACGGGCATGGCCTGGAAAAGAATTTCCTTTGACCAAATCTGCTGAATTGCTGGTGAAAGAGTTGCGTCACTGGAGTAACCGGTAGTGGTAATGCTACTGAGGCCGGCTCCAGTAATCGCACCTCCTGCGGGGGCGGGAATTGCCATTGTTTATCCTCCGATGGATAGGGTTGATGGGGTTTTAGAACCGGCCCCGTTGGGGTCGGGCATTAAGTAGCCTGTCACGCATCTTTACGTATTGATCCATCGGCATATTGCGGATGTCATCCGCGGTTAACGTTTGGTATTCCTGTTGGTTTTCCAGTGGCCCAGTTGGGGGAGCCGTTACCGGAGCCCCCTTAGGACGAGTTGGCTGACTCGCCCTCTGGATTGATTCGATTATAGCATTACTACGCTCACGAAGTACAGCAATGCTATTTTCGATCTCTTCTTCGGTGTTACCCGAAATCAGATCTCTTAGCTCGGGAATGATGTTGTCTTCCTCTGCCTGGAGTCGGCGCTGACGGTAACTCTCCAGTTGCTGGAGGTACCGTTCCTTTTCCAGGAGGGCGTCCTGGGCCTGGCGCTGTGCGTCAAGCTCAGAGAACTTCTTACTCCATTCCTCTTCAACCTGGTTAATACGCTGGTTGAATTCGTCCTCTCGCTTGGCGAGAAGTTCCTTTGCGCTCAATTCTTCAATCTCACGCTGACGGAGTAGATCGGACTCTTTACGAGCACGCTCCTCCGCCTCCTTGATGGCCTTCTCACGCTCAGCGCTAAGAAGGTTTAGTTGCTCTTCCATGGCCTTTACTCGACCATCGGAATCTTCAAGACGTTTGTACATCTTGTCTTTTTCCTGCTGACGAATCTTGTGTACTTCGTCCTCAGTGAAAATTCTTTGTTCTTGCTTCACTTCTGGAGTGGGCTCCTGATCTACGGGGACCTGAATACCATCCTCAATGGATTGCTTTGCCATGTCTTTACCTCTGTTGGTTGGGCTTTTATTAGCTTGGTTAATGCGTCGGGTTTATTCTTCGTCTGGCACACGACGCTGGGCGAACCTAGCTCCGTAAGCCTTTGCAACAATGTTGTTAACCATTCCCTCAGCTGGACCCCCAATTGCTTGGGTGCCAGGGAGTGGACCGTT